CAGGCGTTAATCGCCACCTACATGGATGCGCTGGGCATGCTCGCCGACACGCCGCTCGGTCAGGCCGCCCTCAGAAACCTGAAGGTCGTCAAGTCCGACGAGGAGGACTTCGCATGAGACGCGGATTTGATCCCGACACCTCGCCGTCAGGCCTGACCTTCGAGCAGAAGATCACAGCCGCTTGGGCCTATCACGTCAAAGGCGTCGATCAGCACACGCTCGCTGCCCTCTACGGCGTGAACCAAGGGCGCATCGCAGAAGCCTGCAAGGCGATCGTAAATGCCCTGACAGAGCCAAAGGCTGCCGATGCCGAAAGCTAAGAAAGAAGCCGCAGAAGTCGCGCCGATCGAGCCCCAGCGCCCGGTCGGCCGTCCCTCGACATACTCAGACGAGATCGCCGACGAGATATGCGAGCGCATGATCAACGGCGAAAGCCTGATCAAGGTCTGCAAGCTTGAGCACATGCCAAGTCGCGCCGCTGTCTATCGGTGGTTTGATGCGCGCCCCGATTTCGAGGCAAGGTGCGCGCGCGCACGCGAGGGTCTCGCCGACTTCCTTGTCGATGAGATCGAGGAGCTGGCCGACCAAACGACTGAACTCAACGTCAACTCGATGAAGGTGAAGATCAGCACGAAGCAGTGGCGCGCTATGAAGATGGCCCCACGCGTTTACGGCGATCGCACCCGCACCGAGGTGACCGGCGCTGACGGCGGCCCGATCCAAGTCAAGGCGACGACGATCGACGCACGTCAGTTAGAACCCGAAGCACGCGAGGCGCTCAAGCAGGCGCTGTTCGCGGCAAAACGTATGGTGGACGGCGAATGATCACACAGCTCAATCCCCCGCTGCTCCAGCGCATGACTAAAGTCATTGACCTCGCAACGCGCCGCAAGGCAGACGCCCGATTGAGGGCTGTCACTTACACAATCCATGTGACGAAGTATGAAGACGGCGAAATCGAGACGATTGTCGAGGACGTTGATGACGATCCTGACACCGAAAAGGTCATGCATCTCCTGACGCTGATGGTTCATCGATATCAACTTAAAAAATACGCCGAATACATCGCGGCAAACTTGCCTGACACAGAAGACGACGACGAATGACAAAACACGTCCTCACATACGACGGGCAGGTGCTCGACATCGATCGACAGTTGATGGAGATCCTGCGCGCCGAGTGTGAGGAAAGCCTCGCCACCTTCGTCAAGCAGGCGTGGCACATCATCGAGCCGGGCCAGCCCTACATTCACGGTTGGCACATCGACTTCATCTGCGAGCACCTCGAAGCGATCTCACGCGGCGACACGCTCGACGACGGATCGATCTATAACCGGCTGCTGGTCAACGTGCCGCCGGGCACCATGAAGTCGCTGCTCGTCGGCGTATTCTGGCCCGCGTGGGAGTGGGGGCCGCAGAACATGCCGCACCACCGTTTCGTCTGCGCCTCGCACTCGCTCGACCTTGCCATCCGCGACGGACTGCGCATGCGCCGCCTGATCACGTCCGAGTGGTATCAGGAACGCTGGGGCGATCGCGTCCAGCTCACAGGCGACCAGAACCAGAAGACCAAGTTCGAGAACACGCAGACCGGGTTCCGTCAAGCCGCAGCCGCAGGCTCGATCACTGGTGCCCGTGGCGATCGCGTGATCATCGACGACCCGCACAGCGTGGACGGCGCGAACTCCGACGCCATGCGCGAGAGCACGGTGCAGTGGTTCAAGGAGGCGGTCCCGACACGTCTCAACAACCCCGATCGGTCTGCGATCGTCGTCGTCATGCAGCGCCTGCACGAGGCCGACGTCTCGGGCACGATCCTCGACGAGCAGCTCGGCTATGACCACATCATGCTGCCAATGGAGTACGACGAGCGGCGCGCGACGCCGACGGCGCTCGGCCTCGAAGACCCGCGCGAGGAGGAGGGCGAGCTGCTCTTCCCCGAGCGGTTCTCAGCCGAGGTCGTCGATCGCGACAAGCGCGTCATGGGGCCGTATGCGACCGCCGGGCAGTTCCAACAGGAACCGACGCCTCGCGGCGGTGGCGTCATCAAGCCCGACTGGTGGACGCTGTGGGAGCACGACATCTTCCCGCCCTGCGACTACGTCGTCGCCTCGCTCGACACGGCATACACGACGAAGCAGGAGAATGACTACAGCGCCCTGACCATCTGGGGCATCTTCACGTCCGACATCAGCTCGATCACGCAGAACAACTACGTCAGCCGCGACGAGCGCGGCCGCAGGCGCAGCATCGCCGACCAGAACGCGGCGTTCGACGAGGGCGTGAAGATCCGTGACCTGCTCGACGTCAACCCCGAGAGCGTGCCGCGCGTGCTGCTCATGGGCGCGTGGCAGGAGCGGCTGGAGATGCCGGACCTCGTGCAGAAGGTGATCAAGACCTGCCAGAAGATGAAGGTTGATACCTTGCTGGTCGAGAGCAAGGCGTCGGGCATCAGCGTCAGCCAAGAGCTGCGCCGCCTGATGAACAACGAGGACTTCGGCGTCCAGCTCATCAACCCCGGCTCGATCGACAAGCTGTCCCGCCTGTACAGCGTCCAGCACCTATTCAGCGAGGGCGTGATCTATGCGCCCGACCGCATATGGTCCGACCTCGTGATCCGCCAATGCGAGGTGTTCCCGAAGGGCAAGCACGACGACCTTGTGGACACGGTGAGCATGGCCCTGCGCTACATGCGCGAGCGCAGCTTGCTCGTGCGTGCGCCTGAGCGTATGGCTGAGATCGACGCGGGCCGCCGCCATGTTGGCGCAAAACCGACCCCGCTTTACCCGATCTGAGGAACTGGAAATGATACTGGCGAATGCAATCGTTGACGTGGAGCGCGAGCCGACCCCCGTGGGCCTCGGCGTCTTCCGGGTCGAGGTCTGGGGCAGGGAGCCCAACGACTATGTCCGCGTCTATACCATCGAAGCCAAATCTGATACCCTTGCGGCTCAAGAAGGTCTCCGTCGGTTCGACGCAGAGATCTCCCTGCTTTTGTCAGAGGGCTGATCCATGCCGCAACCCGGCCTTGTAAATCCGAACATCCGCCTGCCGGGTCTGCCTGACCCGACTATTCCCGCCAACGATCAGGACACTGCTGTCATCATCGAGGCGGGCAGCGACGTGCCGGACATCGACAGCAAGGGCAACATCCTGCGCATCGAGCACGACGACGGGTCGGTCACAGTCAGCCTCGACGGCCAACCGATTGAGCGCGCCAAGGACAAAGAGAAAGGCGGCTGGTTCAGCAACCTTGTGGACGACATCGACAGCAACGTGCTGGGCTCGATCGCCAATGACCTGATGACCGGCATCGAGGACGACCTTGAGAGCCGCAAGGAATGGGTCGAGGCGAGGGCGACAGGCATTAAGCTTTTGGGCCTGAAGATTGACGTCCCCGGCGTGGGCGGCTCTGCCGACGGCGCTCCTGTCGAGGGCATGTCAAAAGTCCGACACCCGCTGCTGCTTGAGGCCGTGCTGCGCTTTCAGGCCAATGCCCGCTCCGAGCTGCTGCCGCCCGACGGCCCGGTGAAGATCCGCAACGACAACAACGACGCAAGCTTCCAGCAGGACATGCTGGCCAATGCGCTGCAGAAGGATCTGAACCATTACCTGACCTCGACGGCGGCCGAGTATTACCCCGACACCGACCGCATGCTGCTGATGCTGGGCTTCGGCGGCACAAGCTTCAAGAAGGTTTACTTCTGCCCGCTGCGCAACCGCCCGGTCAGCGAGACCGTCGATGCCGACGACCTGATCGTCAACAACGCGGCGACCGACCTGAAGAACGCCAAGCGCGTCACGCACCGCAGCTACATGAAGGGTTCGACGGTGCGCCGCCTGCAGATCCTCGGCGTCTACAAGGACACCGACCTGCCCGTGCCGCTGGACCCGACGCTTGACGCCGCCCAGCGCGAAGAGAAGTCGCAGCAGGGCATCTCGCCTAGCGCATTCCGTCCGCAAGACCGCGATCGCGAGATCTACGAGTGCTATTGCGAGCTGGACGTTCCGGGCTTCGAGCACAAGTGGAAGGGCAAGCCCTCCGGCCTCGAAGTGCCATACCGCGTGACCATCGACGTCTCCTCGAAGGAGATACTGTCGATCGTGCGCAACTACGACGAGAACAAGGCCGAGCTTCCAGAAGCACGAACCACGTTCGTCAAATACACGTTCGTGCCCGGCTTGGGCTTTTATGACATTGGCCTGCTGCACATCCTCGGCAACACCACGAACGCCATCACTGCCGCGTGGCGCGAGATGCTGGACGCTGGCATGTACGCCAACTTCCCCGGCTTCCTGTACAGCGACGCTGGCGGCCGACAGAACACAAACATCTTCCGCATTCCGCCCGGCGGCGGCGCGCTGATCAAGACCGGCGGCCAGCCCATCAACAGCGCAGTTATGCCTCTGCCCTACAAGGAGCCCGGCGCTGCAATGATGCAGCTCGTCGAGAACATGGCCCAGACGGGCATGCGTATTGGCGGCACGTCTGAGCAGCAGGTCGGCGAGGGGCGTGCAGACGCGCCGGTCGGCACGACGCTGGCCATGATCGATCAGGCCACGAAGGTCATGAACTCCGTCCACAAGCGCATGCATGCGTCGCAGGCCGAAGAGTTCAAGCTCCTGCGCGACTGCTTTAAGGAAAACCCCGAGAGCTTCTGGCAGCGCAACAACGCGCCGTCATATGCGTGGGACGAGCAGAGGTTCCTGCAGGCGCTCAACGACTGCGAGCTGGTCCCGCAGGCCGACCCGAACACTGCCTCGCATGCGCAGCGCATGATGAAGATCATGGGCCTGAAGCAGTTGCAGGCGGCGAACCCGTCGATGTACGACCCTATCGCGATCGACACTGCGGCCCTGCAGGCCATGGGCTGGTCGAACCCGCAGCAGTTCCTCGTGCCGCCGTCTGCCCTGTCGCAGAAGCCGCCGCCTGAAGTCCAGTACGCTCAGGCTATGGTCGGCATCAAGAAGCAGGAGGCCGACGCCAAGACAGCCATGGTGCAGGTCAAGGCGCAGGAAGTTGCGGCCAAGATGCAGGAGGCTCAGGGCGGCCAGCAGGGCATGGGCCAGCCGACGTTCGTTGACCAACTCAAGGCGAAGGAGTTGCAGCTCAAGCAGAATGAGATGGACCTCAAGCAGCAGGACGCGGTGATGGATGCCATGAACCGCAAGCGCGACCGCGAGAGCCGCGAGCGTCTGGCGGCTGTCAGGCTGGCTGAAGAGATGGCCCAAAACCCTGCCGCAATCCCGGTGGTGCGTAACTTCCTGTCTCCTGATATGATCCAGCGACTTGAGAGCAACGAGCAGCCGCTGACGGAGTAGGGCCATGGCCGGGAAGAAGCTGGTAGAGAAAGCTTTGCAGGCTGCCATGGAGGCTCGCGCAGATAAGTACGTTGCTGACCCTGCGAAGCGTGCGGAGAACCTTGCTCGCTTTATGTCTCGCTCGCAGATTACAGATCCTGAAACAAGCGAAGCACTGCGCCTGTATCACATTACGCCGCGCACAGACATTGAGACGTTTAAGCCCGGTGGGTTTGATCCTGAACTGAGCGGCCATGCAACGTGGCTTAGTCCTTATCCGCACCATTTACCGGCGGCACATAATGTTGGCTCTACAGCTAAACCTGTAGAGGGAACAAATGTGATGCCAGTTTTCGCGAATATCGAACGGCCATTGGTGCTCGACACGCCCGAAATGATCGACTGGGCGCGAACAGTCTATGACAAAAACCTTCCCTATCTTGTCTCTCAAGACGCGCGCAAAGCCCTCATTGATGACGGATATGACGGTGTGATTTGGGCTGGGAGCAATCCCCTTGAGTACGCCAAAAACAATTTAAAGATCGGTCAGCAGCCCGGCATGGAAGAAGAGATCATTTCTCTTTTTGGAGAGCGCCAGCTCAAGTCGGCCACAGGCAACGCTGGCACCTTCGACCCGAACATTGAGCGCCTCACCGAAGCAGACGGCGGCGCAGTCGATCGCGAGCATCACGCCGACGGCGAGCGTGTGACGGGCGAGGTCAGGTTTGATCCGCGCGAGCTTGTTGTGCCTCCGCAGTTCCGCGCCATTCCGCAGGACACTGGCATATCTGTTGGCGGCGAGGGCAAGCGTCAGCTTGGCGAGCTTACCACGGCCGCATTCGCGCCCAGCCTCGATGTTGGCCCGGTCTCCGGCGGCCCGCTGCTCGTTGGCGTGAAGGACTACGACCAGCCGATCGTCGGCTATCAGGCCAGCGCCGCGCTGCCCGAGGGGTTCCGTGTTAGCTATGGCTCGTCACGCCCGGCCGACGTGCCCTCCAAATACTCCTCCGACACGCTGTCGCTTGCCAAGGACATCCTCGGCACGCAGGTGGCTGCGCAGATGATGAAGCAGGGCGACAAGACCGGCTACGGCGCTTCGCTGTCGCGTGGCAACAGGGACGGCGCAACCTACCTGAGCGTCTCGCGCCCGCCGATGGGCGGCATTTCGGTGATGGGCGGACGGGAGTACCGCTTTGCCGACGGCGACTGGGGCGACCCGAACGAGGCCCGCGACTTCTTCCGTGCCGACGCCGAGATGATGCGCCGCATGAAGGAAGAGGAAGACGCCAAGAAGACCACGTCCGTCCTGCCGAGCGGCGCGTCGTCCTATGCGTCTGTTGGCGACCTGCGCAATGCCGACCCTATCCTCGGCGCTATTCGCATGGCCGAAAGCTCCAACAACGTCAACGCGCAGAACGCAAAGTCGTCTGCAGGTGGCTTGTTTGGTTTCATTGACAGTACATGGGTCAACACGCTGCGCCGCATGGACCCGCAGCGTTATGGCAACATGAGCGACGCACAGTTGGTCGCGCTCAAGAAGGGGCCGCAGTCTGCGGCCATTCAGCAGGCGGCTGCTGACTATCACTTGCGCGCAGACATTGCCCCGACACTGTCCGGGGCCAACATTCCGCTGACGCCGGGCAACATCTATCTCGGCTGGTTCCAAGGGCCGCAGGGCGCTGTGACAGCCAATACCGCGCCTCCTGACGCGCGCGTGGCTGACCTGTTCCCGAAGACTGTAGGGCCGAATGCCAATGTCCGCTTCAACGGAAAGCCCTATGCCGAGTGGACGATCGCCGACCTGCGTGCGTGGGCTGACGCCACGATGGCGAAGCGCATGGGGCGTGCTGAGGGCGGCGAGGTTGAGGGCGGCGAGGTTGTCGAACGTGAAGGGCATTCGGGCGGCAAGAAGGTCGTTGATACTATTCTTGATAAGATCCGCGCATGGCATGGTTCGCCATACAAGTTTGAAAAGTTTGACCCTGCCAAGTTTCTGACGGGCGAAGGTCAGGCGCGTTATGGTAAAGGTGCATATCTCGCGGAAGACAAAAATTTTGCGCAGCAATTTATGGGCAATCCAGAAGATCGTTATCGCCGCTTGTCTGGTCAGATGACGCCAAAAGAAGAAATTGCTTTTGATTTTGCAAATCGCCCTGACGCTCGCGACATGGACATCATTAGCGCGCTTGCAAAGAAATATGGAAGCGACATTAGCTTTGACGAAGCAAATGAGCTTGCCAAGCAGGCAATGGCGCGTCGCGGTTCTCTTTACGAGGTGAACGTAAAGCCGGAAATGTCGCGCTTTCTTAATTGGAACCTGCGCCTTTCTGAGCAGCCGGAATATGTTCGCGAACTTATTACGCCAAAGAACCTTGGGCTGCGCGAAGCTGGTCCGTTTCCCGGTGGTGATCGTTTTGGTTGGGTTGACGAGACGGGCAAGCCCGTTGGCAGCGTGTCCACTGTGCGCGCCCCAGAAAATCCTTTTGGTGAAGCGTCTGGAGGCCACATCTACAATATGATTGGTCGTGAAGATCAGAACCGCGCGACAGACGTGCTGCGCGATCTTGGCATTTCAGGCATCACTTATCGTGATCCGTCTAGCTTTGGGAAAATGAACCCAACAAGCAACTTTGTTGTTTTTAGCCCAGACAAAGACATCGACATTGTGAACCGCTACGCAAGCGGCGGCGAAGTCGATCAGGCCCTGCACATTGTTCGCGAGCATCATGCAGACGGCGAAGCCGTTGGTCCAACGTCGCGCCAGCGCATGCGTGAAACAATTGGCATGCTCGATCGCAATGAGCCCAGACCCGCAGTTGACCCTGCGGTCGAGGCCGAGAACAGGGCGAACGCTATTCGCCGTTTCCGCGAGAACCCGCTGCGCCGGGACGAAGCTTTTGCATATCCCGTCGAGCGCAGTGTGCGCGACATTGTTGGCGGCATGATTGCTGGCGACGAACCTAATAGGTCATATGCAACTGAGATGCGCCGCCGTGCTGCCGACTTGCTTGTTGGCTCGACGGGTCTGCCTGACAGCGGGACTGTGGGCTTTGGTGTTGCAGATTTGCCGCGAGTAACCGGCATCCCGCTGCAGGTTGCCGACGTTGCTCACAGCCTGCAAGAGGGCGACTATGTCGGCGCTGCTGCCAACACACTGCTGCCCGCAGCCATGCTTGCGCGTAAGCCAATTGCTGACGCCGGTCGTCGTGCGGTTGAAATTGCTCGTGAGTATGTGCCCCAGTATTCGCCGCAGTTGGCAACAGCCGCAGGCGCTGCTGCTCTGCTGTCGCCTGATGAGGCTGAGGCTGCAAAGTTAAAAATACGCCAGACACCTTCTCAAAGGGTTCGTGGGGCTGAACTTATTATAAGAGATCCAGAGATTGCCAGCGTAGCTTTGGCAAAACGCGACCTTGGCGGCAGTGACAAAACTGGCATGCTTGCCAAGGATGTTGAATATGTTGTCTCGCCAAAGGGCGACCTGCAGCCTTGGAAGCCTTTCAATCCAGAAGATATGTACCGCGAAGAAGGATATGTTGTTCCTGCTCTCGGTGACAGGTCTCGCGCTGGCGCAATGCTGCAAGAGATTAACGATGTTAAATTAACCGAACCTGTTAATCTGCAGGGCGGTGGAGAATTTAAGCGTTCGCTTGAAGACCCAAATGCAACATGGGCTTCTCGTAAAGGCGCGACGACCAGCATGTACAAGCGTCTCGGCGATGAGATAAAGGCGCAAAACATTCCAGAAGATGCGCCTATATTTATGTCGCATACAATCATGGGTTATCCCTCACTCGACAGCACGCAGATGATGGCTGAAGGCATCTTGCGTCAGATCGAGCCTACGCGCGGAAAGATAGACCTTAAAGCTGCCGAAACATTTGACACATTTGTTCGCCGTTCAAACCCTGACTGGCCGGGTATTTTGAACCCCGCAGCAGCAGAGAAATGGCTGAAAACAAATGAGGCCGGAGCCCGCACATCCTCAATTCTTCAGGCGCTTGATAAGGCATCAGCGCAAACTGGCGGGCTGCCTAATCTTGGCGCTGCTCGTCTTGCTGTGATGGAGCCTCGCCTCATCAGTGCAGATCAACTTGCATCAGGCTTTGCAGTTTCGAAAATCGATCCGTATAAGCGCGCAAGTGAAACTAAGCACACGACATACACGACGCCAATTCTTGGTGAATATCGTGGCGGCACAGAATATCAAATCCCTGCGCACTTGATGTTCCCTGATTGGTTCAAGAAAATAAGTCCAACTTATACTGAACGCGCTACAGGGACTGTGAAAGAAACAACGCCGACGATGTATCAGCAAGCGTTGATGACACAGTTCCCTGTTCAGAAAACCAATCAAGAGTGGCTCGACAACATAATGAAATATGTTGAAGAGCAGGGTAAGAAGTGGGGTTACCGTTTTGGCGGTGTCGCAAACGAATAGATGTCGCGCACTGCTATGTCGAGCATCTCATAAAGCTTATTGATGCGCTCGTCTTGCACGTCTGCATCAAGCTCGCCAATGATGTCAGCGACGTACCCCATGATCTCCCCGTAGAGGCGCTCGGCGTCGTCAAAGGTCATGGCAGTCTGGTCCGTATCCATTTCGATCTCCATTTCTAAAACTTACGAATTGAGTGTATATTCACGCCAGCCGCGAGGCAACGGGGACGCCCGGAAAAAACCTAGCTAGGAGCTGGCAATGAGCGAAATGTCGAAAAAGGCCCGCGCGGCCCTCCGTGAGAAGGCCAAGCGCCTCTCCACAGAGAAAGATGTGAAGACCGATAGTTCCAATTGGACCCCCGCAGAGCCGCTTGAGGCTCAGGCCAAGACGGGAATGCGCCCGGTCAGCCGCCGCAACTTTAAGAAGGGCGGCAAGGTCACGGGCGACCCCTCGGTCAAGCACGCCGGTCGTAAGGCCCGCAAGGCCGGTGGCCGTCTCGTCGCCAATGACAAGACCGAGGCCAAAGACATCGCCGTCGCCAAAATGAACCGCAACCAGAAGGAAGCGAACCAGAGCCGCGAGGGCATCAAGCACATTGGCGGCCTGAAGCGTGGCGGCCGTGCGGCCTGCAACGTCGGCGGAGCCCCCACTGGCGTCCTCAAGAAGGCCATTGGCTCCATGATGACCGGCGGCATGAAGAAGGGCGGCACGGTCAAGCGCAAGGGCCACTCAAATGGCGAGCGCGTTGACGAGATCGGCGAGCTGATCCGCACGCTGCCCGACACGGGCAACACGCCTGAAGCCAACAGCGCCGTCATGCCCCAGCGCGCCCCCGCGCCCAAGGTTGAAGAGGTCAGCCCGGCCGACGCCGCCCGCATGAAAAGGATCATGGACCTCAACAGTCGCGCAAACATGGAAGCCGAGCGTCAGGAAAGGGCTCGCCAGCTCTTCAAGCTTCGCGGCTTTAAGAAGGGCGGTGAGGCCAAGGCCCGCAAGGACGGCGGCGAAGTCAATTACGGCCCTGCTGAGAACTACAAGAGCAAGCCCGCAGTCACCACCAAAGAGCAGATCGCCATCGAAAAGAAGGGCGACGCTGCTTCCAAGCCGACACGCGGCAAGGCCCAGAACTACGCCAACGGCGGCGCTCCCGACAGCCGCATGGCGATCGTGAAGCCCCGCATGTTTGACTTCGGTGCTGGCACGTCCGGCTCGCCCTATAAGAAGGGTGGCGCTGCAAAGCATCCCGACGAGGCCATGGACAAGGCCCTCATCAAGAAAATGGTGAAGCCGGAGGCTCGCAAGGGCAAGGCTGATGGCGGCATGTCTGCGCTCGGTGGACTGCTTCCCGCTCTCGCGGGCGAAGGCGACAAGGCCGGCTTGAAGGGCCTGCTTGGTTTGGCGGGCGGCATGAAGTCTGGCGGCAAGGCCACAAAGAAGCGCCCCGGCAAGTTCTACGGCGGCGCTATGAACGGCAACGCTCCCCAGATGATCCCGCCTGCGCCGCAGCAGGGCATGATGCCTCCGGCCGCAATGCCTCCGGCCGCAATGCCCAATATGGCGGCTAACATGCAGCCCCCTGCTCCCACGCCAATGCCTACCGGCACCCCTTCCGGGTACGCTCGTGGCGGCAAAACTAAGGGCAAAGGCAAGACGAACATCAACATCGTCATTGCTGCCGGTCAGAAGCCCGAGCAGCCCGGCATGATGCCTCCTCCGGGTGGTCCGGGTGGCCCGCCTCCGGGCGGTGGTATTCCCGTGCCAATGGCTGCTGGTTCGGGCGCTCCGCCTCCTGCTCCAATGCCGATGCCGGTGCCTATGCCGATGCCTGCTGGCGCACCTCCTATGGCCCGCAAGGCTGGCGGACGCATCAGCAAGGTCGCCTCGTCCTACAAGGGCATGACGGCTGGCTCGGGCTCAGGCGAGGGACGCCTGCAGAAGACAGACATTGCCAAGCGCACGAACCACAAGGCGGGCGGCAAAATCTATCGCTCTTATAAAGACATGGACGCGGGTGCCGGTTCCGGTTTCGGTCGCTTGGAAAAGACCGAAATTCAGAAGCGCAAATAATTCGCGGCCGGTCGCAAGCAGGCCGTGAATAAGAGGGTGGCTGGCACTATCCCCTCGTGCCAGTCACCCTTACACATGAGGGGACATGAGAGGGGAAACTCGTGCTGACGTATAACTCAAAGTTTGAGAAAGAGCTGAAGCAGCTCATTCAGCAGACTATCGAAGAGCGGAAAGAGCTTCTCGCCAACGGCCTCTCGGTAGTTGATTTCGAAACGTACAAACACCAAGTGGGTATTATCAAAGGACTTCGCATGGCGATCGAGCTGTGTGATGAGGCGACGCTTTTGATTGAGCGCCGTGAGTAATTAAAGGAACGTGAGGGGAATATGTCTAACATTGCAATGGCGCATGACAAAGATCCGCGTGAAGCTTTGCTGAAAGAAGTCGGCGACCTGAGTGGCGTCGAGATTTTCAACATGCAGGTTCTCGTCGCGGTTTACATTCGTCCCGAAAAGACGAAGAGCGGCATTATCCTTTCGGATAAAACCCGCGACGAAGACCGCTTTCAGTCCAAGGTCGGCCTGATTGTGAAGAAAGGCCCGTCTGCTTTCGTCGATGATGACGGCAAGTGGTTCTCTGGCCTTGATATTAAGGAAGGTGACTGGATCGTTTTCCGCCCCAGCGACGGGTGGAACGTCACTGTAAACGGCACTTTGTGCCGCATGCTCGATGACATGTCGATCCGTGGCCGTATCAGCCATCCCGATCAGGTTTGGTGAGGAGAAATCACATGGCAGACAATGACGCACAGCTTGAAATCGAGCTTGAAGACGACCCGAAGGCCGCAGTAAGCGACATAAAGGTCGAAAAAGTCGATGATGAAGATAAAAAAAGTGAAGTTGGGGCTGATGAGGGCATCAATGACCTCAAAATGAAGCTCGAACAGGAGCGTCAGGCCCGTATTCAGGCCGAAAAACACGCCCAAATGGCTGCTCAGGCGGCCGCAGAGGCCAAAAACGAGGTGCAAGACACCAATTTGCAGCTCGTGAAGAACGCGATCGACACTGTTAAGCGCAACAACGACATCCTGAAGTATAATTACAGCGAGGCCATGGCCGTCGGTGACTATACGAAGGCTGCCGAGATCCAAGAGACC